CTGCCTCCCCGCCGAACCGGTCCGCGAGGCGTGTCACGATCGCTTGCACGCGGTCGAAGTCCTCGACGAACCCGGGGCCGGACGCGAAAAACCCGCGCGACGCGCGCAGCAGCGACTGCGCCACCTCAGGGAGCGCGGCGCCGGCCGCCGCATCGCCACCGGCGGCGCGGGCCGCCAGCGCGTCAAAGCGGCGCCGCTGCTCGAGGAGCTGCGCTTCGGGCGACAGCGGCGAGAACTCGCCGACGGTGAGATCATCGCGCAACCTGCTCAGCGCGTCGGCTGCCTTCTGCAGCTCGCCGAGTTGGCGCTGGGCGACCTGCAGCTGCTCGCGCTGCGCCTGCATGGCGTCGCGGGCCATCCGAACCTGTTCGTCGATCGCGTCGGTCTGCGCCTTTGCCGCGCTGCGGATGGTCTCGATCTGCGACCGGATGCTCGCCTGCTGATCGGCGTTCGCCTGGCGCACGGTCTCGATCTGCGTCCGGAGCGCGCCGATCTGAAGCGCCGCCATCTGGCGCAGGACCGCGATCTGCTCGTCGATCGCAGCGATCTGCGCGTCTGCGGCCTCGCGGATCGCGGCGGTCTGCTCGGCGATCGCCTGCTGGAGGAGGAATTGCTCACGCTCGGCGAACTGCACGAACCGGAGCAGCGCCATGTTGCTCTCGCTCATGCCAGACGCAACCGCATCGGCGAGTTCCTGCCTCTGCCGGGCATCGAGAGCAAAGACATCTGCGCGACCGTTCTGGCCCGTTGCGCGGAGCCCTCGGGTGAAGAGGTCTTCGAACGTCCGCAGCCCCTCCTCGATCTTCGCGATCTCGAAAGCCGCCGCCTCAAGCGCCTGCGCGAAGCGGAGCGCGTCAATGGCCGCGTCGTCGAGCCCGCTCTCGATCGCATCAAAGAGCTCACGCGCCTGGTCGGCGTAGAAGCGGCCCGACGCCGCCGCCGCCGGGTCGAGCACCTCCAGAGCGCGCAGGCTGAAGTCCTCGGTGGTGCGGCGCGCCACCTCCGCGGCTCGCCGCGCCTCGGCGGCGGCGGCCTCTTCGATCCGCGCGATCGTCTGTTCGAGGATGGCGGAGGACTGGGCCAGGGCGCTGTTGTACTGGTCCTGCGTGATGGCGTTCGCCTTCAGCAGGTCGCCGAGCGAGACAAGCCGCTCGTCGTACTGTCGCTGGGCGTCGGCGATCCGGTTGAGGGCATCGTTCCCACTCAGCACGTTCAACCCGCGCTCGATCTCCGCGATGAAATCTGCACCGAGACGCGCCATCCGCTCTTGGGCGACTCGGTTGAGGTCGAGCTGCTCTGGGGAGTTTGCGCGACGGCCACTTCGAAAGAGATCGTCGGACGCCTGCTGATACTCGCGTTGGATCTGCAGGAGCTGCTCGTAGACGCGCGACATATTGCCGGACGCGGCCCGGCGGAAACGCTCCATGGCCTCCTCGAAGCGATCCGACGCCTCGCGCATCGCCTGCGCGTTCTGCCGCGCCGACTGCACGAACCCGTAGACGAGGCTGACCACGGCCCCGATCGACCCGAGGACGCCCGAGATCGCCTGCGCCGCGACCTGCGCGCCCCCCGCGCCAGTGAGTGCCCCGCCGACGCCGATCGCGTTCCCGCTGGCATCCTTCGTCGCGCCGGCCTGCTGCATCCGGGCGACGTTTGTCGCAAGCTGCGCCGCCTGCCCAATCGCGGCCGCGAGCTCGCGGTTCACGCCGCCGAACACCGCGACGAGGCCCTGCGCGGCTGACAGCGCCTGCGCGAGTCCCTCCGCGAACTCGCCTGCCGGCTGGTCGGGAATCAGGAACGGATTGCTGCGTGCCTGCTCACTCAGGCCGAGGTACGCCGCCAGCACTCGATTCAGCCGTTCGGCACGCTCCACGTTCTCTTCGATGGCCGCGACCTGCTCGCGCGTCAGCACGATCCCCGCCTGCTTCGCCCGCTGCTCCGCCTCCGAAACAGCCTGCGCCTGCTTCTGCGCGACCACGAGGCGCTCGTACGCGGCGGTCGACTGCTGCACGGCCTGCAACTGCGCCGCCAAAGCACGCGTGGTCTCCTGTCCACGCGTGATATCCGTCGCGATGTCCTCGCGGGCGCGATTCCGCTCGCGGAGAGCGTTGCTCTCGATCAGCGCATCCCGCAGCTGCCGCTCGAGACGGATCCCGCGCTCGACGATCGCAAGGTTCTCCCCGGACAGCCGGCGCTCGGCCGCCTTAAGGTCGTTGATCGCCTGCTGCTCCGACTGCTTGAGGGCGAGCGCCTCGTTCTCGAGGCCGACCAACTCGAGCGCCTGCCGCGCGATTCGGATGCGGTCCTGTGTCTCCTCGACGGCCGCGCGCACTTGGCGCGTGCGCTCCGCGGCGACGGCGAACCGGCGCTCTGCCTCGATCGCCGCAAGGGTGAGTGCGAGGTCGCGGCCCTTGAGTTCGGACTGGGCCTTCAGCGTGTCGTTCACGGCCTTCTGCTGAATCGCCGTGATGGCGGCCTGATCGGACACCTGCCGCGCCAGGATGAGTTCCTGCGAAGCCTGCCGGATCCGCTCCGCCGCGGCCTGCTGGACCCCGCTGTCGGCGGCCAGCACGTTCGGCGGCGGAGGCAGGTTGCGCGTGGTGTCGGCGAGCCTGTTGGTGGCATCCTCGGCTTCTTTCGCGCGATTCCTCCACAGCAGCAACGCGCCCGTGATCGCCGTGACGACCGTGATGCCGATCCCAACCGGTCCGAGGAGCGCCTTCCAGAGCCCAGACGCCGCGAGCTGAGCGAGCGCGAGCGCGTCCGCGAGCGACCGGACGCCACGGGTCAGCGACAGAAAGCCGGCGATCGTGCTGGCCGCACTGGTGGCCGCCAGCGCCTGGGCCGCCGCCAGCGCCGCTTTCGCAAGTCCCGTCGTGCCGATGGCAATCGTCAGGGCCTCGACGAGCTGGCGGTTCTGGTCGAGCCAACGCGCCAGCGCGCCGAGCCCGGCGGCCAACGTGGCGGTTGCGCTGGTCGCGTCGTCGGTGCCGCTGACGATCCGACCGAAAACGTTGTCGAGTTGTGTCAGCGCCTGCCCGATGGTCGTGGGGATCTTGCTTGCCTCGGCCTGCAGCTGCGGCAGCTGGTCGATGAGCGCCCCGATGACGCGGTCACTCGTGAGCTGCCCCTCAGCGCCGAGCTTTCGGAGCTGCCCGATCGGCACGTCGAGTCCGGCCGCGAGGGCTTGCGCGAGCCGAGGCGTCTGCTCGAACACCGAGTTGAGCTCTTCCCCGCGCAGCACGCCGGCGCCGATGCCCTGCGAGAGCTGCACCAACGCGGCGCCCGCCTCGCTGGCGCTGGCGCCGGACACGAGGATGGCGGAACTGACGGCTTCGGTGACGCGCAGCAGATCAGCCGACGACGTGCCTGCGGCCTGCGTCGCCGTCGCGAGTCGGGTGTACAGCCCGGCGGTCGCCTCCAGGCTCTGCCGCGTCTGCTGCGCCAGAGCAAACAGCTGTGTTTGGACGTCCGCAAACTCGGCGGCGCTGCCGGTCGCGAGGCGGAGACGGGCGTTGAGGAGGGTGTACCGATCGGCGGTGTCCAGCAGCTCGCGTGCACCGAACGCGACGCCGAGGGCGGCGCCAAGGCGCTTGACGGACTGCTCGATGCTCGCGGACGTGCCCCCCAGCTTCCGGAGCGACCCATCCAGCCGTTCGGTCGACTGGATCGCTCCGGTAGCATCCACCCGCAGGCCGAGCGTCGCGATGTCCATGCTAGACCTCCTCCTCGTCGTCGTGGTCCGGCACCATCTCGTGTTCGCCCGGCGGCTGCCGCAGCACGCGGTCGAGCGCGAGCAGCGCCGCCACGTCGCGCGGCGTCACGCAGCGCCCCGTGAGGCGTGCCCACGCCTCGATTTCGCTGTAGCGGAGCGGCGCGAGCCCGCCCATGCCGACACCACTGCGCCCGACCAGCTCGTACGCCCACGACCGCAGGTGCGCGACCGGCTCGGGACACACCGGACCGTCCGCCAGCTGCGCGCGCGCCCAGAGGTCCCCTTGGGCCGCGGCGCGCTCGAGGTGCACGCGGTGCGGCACCCCATGCTCATCGGGTTGCTCGAGGCGCGAGGTGTGCGCGACATGCGCCAGCAGCTCGCTCAGGCAGCGGTGAAAAAACGGCTATGGTCCTGCATCGCCTCGAGGACCTGCTGGTAGATCCACGGGGCCGCCGTGAACACGGCCAGGACGTTGGACTCCGTGCACGGCAGCGGTTCGCCGTGCGCGAAGATGCCGTGCCACTCGATGACGCAGGCAGCGGCAAGCGTCATCATCCGATGCTCCTGTTCTTCCGGCGTGAGCGTCTTCTTCTTCCGCTTGATCATGGCGTCCGCCGCCACGCGCTCTGCGGCCTTGTACCGACGCGAATACGTCCCCGCGACGCGAACCGTGACCGGCGTCGCCGTCTCGCCCGTGCCCACCTGCATCGGCTCGCCATCGGCGCCGAGCAGCTCGACCAGCGTGCCCTGGCCCTCGAGGTCAACGATCGGGGCGGCCTGCGTAAGCTCGAATCCCTGCATCTGGTGCTCCTGAGTGAAGGTGCCACGTCCGCCGTGGCACGCCCGGTGCGAGCCTCCCTCTCCCCACTGCGCTCACGACCGGCACGACGGACGGGCAGAATCCTTCGGGTCCTTTGCCCCAGCGGCGCGTGCCACCACCGGAGTCCTGCAATCGCTGGGTGGATCAGGGCACGAACGCCGACGACGTGCACATGGTGAGCAGCGTCGTGTCGTAGCCGGACACGCCGCGGATCTGGCCGCTGTTCCACGGCGCCGACTCGATCATTGGTCCGTCGGCGCCAAGCGGGGCATCGTTGTCGTTGAACTTGATCCGCGGCACGAAGAGGGAGAGACAGTCCTGCGGTTCGGCCCCGGGGCGGCGCAGCAGCACGTGCAGCTCGAACTCGGTCTCGTTCACGAACGCGTTGACGTTCGCCAGGCTCTGCCGCGCCAGCGAGAAGCTGCCGGAGAGCACGGCGTCATTGTCGTAGACGTCCGGGCTGACCTGCGACCCGACCACGGGCAGCGTGGCCGCGGTGATCTGGTACGTCAGTTCAAACGCGGTCGCGACCGCGATGTCCACGCCGCCGACCGAGATGCGGGCGTCGGAGAAGACGAGCCCGTCGCCGATGGGGACGGCCGGCGACGTGAAGTAGGGCGCGTTCGCCCCTTCCAGCGTCTCCATCTTCGCGCCGAGCATCTGGAACTCGATCGTGGCCATGCCATCCGGCGAGCCGGTGATCGTGAACCCGACGACGCGGCAGCCGTCGAACACCTGCGACGCGTCGATCCCCTGGTAGTGCTGCTCGAAGCGGAACATGCGGCGCACGGGCGCGTCCGCGTTGTTGGTCAGCTTCTTGAGGCGCGTGATCGTGACGTCCGTGTCAGGCGTCGCGTTGGCGGTCAGAGGATTCACCTCGACGCCGTTCTCGACGGGGCGGTGCAGCGTGATCGTGGTCGCGGTCAGCGCCTTGATGCGGAGGTTGCGCCCGTTGTTCGCGGCGGTCGAGTGGTCGGTGAGCCGGATCACGTCGCCGACGCGCAGGCCGAGCGTGATCCACGAGCCGGACGCCGCGACGATCGTGTCGCTCGTCGTGGTGATCGACGTGAAGTCGGCCTCGTCGAGCTCGAGCGGCGCCTGCCAGCTGTCGCGCATCGCCGCCTCGAGCAGGTCGTCCAGGCCGCCCACGACGATGTCCGCCGGATATGAGCCGGCCACAGAGACCGAACCGTGCCGCGCCATCAGGCCGAGGCCGTCGGCGCGGACGGCGTTTGGCAGGATAGGCGTCTTGCTGAGCTTGAGGCCGGGGCCGGGGTTGATGACGAGCACCTTCGCGTCCGACGCCCCCGGGGGCGTTGCGATGTCGACCATTTCCTTGTAGGCGACGCGGACCAGTTTGCCAGGCTGAGAGGCCATCGGTAGTTCCTCGGGAGCGAGCGGTGAGCGGAGTCAGGGTCAGGCAGCGATCGCGTTGCGCGCGTACGCGCGCCACGGAACGGTGAGGGTGCAGACGGCCCAGCCCCCGTCGAGGCGGCGGATCGCGCTGCTGGTGGGCGCCACGTCGCCCCGCACATAGGCAGCGCCGGCGGCGACGAGGAGGGCGAGGCCCGGCGCGTAACGAGCCTGCATGGCCGCGACCATGGCGCGGATCGCAAGCGAGCCGGTGCCTTGGAGACCGACGCAGCGGAGCACGTACAGGCCCGTGTCCTCGAGCAGGCCCCCATTGGCGCTTGCGGACCGGAGCTCGGACGTGCCGGGCACGAAGTCTTCTTCGAGGTACGGCCATCCCGGCTCCGGTCGGAACTCCATGTTCTCCCACGCGCGACGTGACGGCAGCACCGCGTCGACGCGCCGGCCACTCGCGGCGCCCTGCGGCACGCGGGTGCCGGTCACGGTGAGCATCGTCGCGGTCACGGCGCTCACCACCGCCGGCTCCGCGGTCGTGAAGCCGAACGGCTGTATTTCCATCCCGACGCGAAACCCGTCGGTGAGAAAGGAGCCGCTTGTGCGCGAGAAGCCGGACGGCGTGGCCGCGATCGTTGCGGATCCGGTGGTGCAGACCACCACATCCAGCAGCCGCGTGCGCAGGGCGAGGTGCAGGTCCACGTGGTTGATCATGCGCCACCGCCCGACGCGAGGGCCGCGGCCTTTACGATCTGGGGCCAGCCGGCGCGCGTGAGCTTGGCGCTGTGAAAGCCGCCGACGACCGATCGCAGGGAGAGCGTCACGCCGTCCGGTCGCACGCCGTCCTCGATGTACGGGGCGTAGACGAGCGGCGTCGTGATCTGCCAGTCGGTGAGACTGTTGAAGCGCGGGATGAAGGAGGCCCTAAGCGTCCCGGTGTCCACCGGCTGCCCAGGGGCCCCGGTGAGCGGCGATCCCTCGACGAGTGAACGCTGCACCTCGGTCGTGCACCGGACGAACGTCGCGCGCGTGACGCGTTCCGCCTTCACGCTGAACGACCGCAACTCGCGCCCGAAGCCGGCGGCGCTCATCGCTGCGCCACCACGCGCGCGAGGATCGCCACCCCGTCCGGGGCGAGCGGCTCGATGTCGCGCGCCGTGTAGGTGTGCCCGCCGAATCGCATCGTGCCACCCAGCGCGGGCAGCGCCCCGAACGTGGCTGCGACGAACAGGAAGGTCGGCGCCTCGGTCTCCACGAGTCCCAGCTCGCGGTACCGGGCGGGATTCCCCCTGGTGCGCAGCGCGTAGCCGGCGATCTCGGTGACCGTGGGCGCGCCCACGAGCCCGGTCGCCGCGTCGTACGCACTGGGCGCGGCCATCGTCCAGACGACGGGCGCGCCAGCGGAACGCACATCCGCGGCCGCCCCCGCGTGCTCCGCGGTGTAGACGCTCATGTGCGCGCGAGCTCCACGCCCGCGGCACCGCCACCCGCGAGGAGCGGCTGAACCATGGCGAGCACCCGCGGGAAGCGAGCGATCCCGCGCGCCCGCACGGCGGGCGCCGCGTACTCGGTCTCAAGTACGTCGACCTTCTTCCGGACCACGTTCGCGAGGGGATCCGGGCGCGCCGGATCGCCGCCGAGCGCGAGGTACTGCAGCGCCAGCTCGCACGTCGCGTCGACCACGCGCCGCGGGATCTCCGTCGCGCCGTAGAAGCGCCCTGTGGGATGGTCTGGGTCGCTGACCCACGCGCGGGGCCAGGCGAGTGCCTGCGTCGCGCTGGCGCGCAGGCCGCGCCAAGAGAGCGTCGACAAGTCGCGCGACGCTTCGACCAGCGCTGCGAACTGCGACGGGTCGGCGGTCCACACGGCGCCGCCGAGGCGACCGTCACAGTAGGCCGTCATCGTGTCCTCGTCCGCGAACGTGTTCGCGGCCGGACTGGCCGCCTGCGCGACGAGGTCGACGGCCACGGATCAGGTCTCGGCTCCGGGCGAACCCGGCGTGTCCGCATCGCTCGGCGCGATCGCGACGGTCTGGCCGCTTGCCGCGACTTGCGCGGCATGGGCCTCTCGGACCGACTGGAGCAACTGCTCCTTGTTCACGCTGCCGGCGTCGAGCACCAGACCAAGCTCGACGGACCCGTAGAGCGCGATCTCGGCCTTGGTGCGCTGTGCCAGATCGTCAGGGAGCGGCGGCACGACGAGGCCGACGTTCACGATGCTCGCGCCGGGCGCCGTGCCGACCGACGGATCGGACGACACGGACGCCAGCAGCGCGACAGGGGCATCGGCCGTGCGCCAGGCGCCGGTGGCCAGCATCTCGCGCGCATCGACGGGCCAGCGCGTGCACACCTCGCCAGTCTCCACGTGCGTGAGCGTGACCCTGCCGGACGCGTCCGGTACGACCGCATGCCCCGCCATCACGCCGACTTGACGACGTACGCCGAGTAGTTGATGCCGGTCGCGATCGAGCCCCCGATGCGCGTGAAGACGCGCAGGTAGCGATACCGCGTGCCGTTGACCTCGTTGCTGAAGCCGATCTCGCGCCGCCCGGCGGTCGAGTCGGCGGACTCGTTCGACTGCGTGGAATCCCCGAGCTTCACCATGCCGGCGATGAAGATGCCGCTGGCGAACGTGGGCGAGTTCGACACCTGCACTTCGATCTCGTACTTCTCGTCGCCGGTGGCGACCTCGATCGCGGTCACGTCGACGATCACGCGCGCATCGACGCGGGAGTCGCCGAGATCGACGACCTTCGCGCTGCCGCCCACCGTGGCGGCGGCCGACGAGGCGACGAGCCCCGCGTCCTTGAGCAGGTGCTCGTGATCGTACGTGGCGTCCTTCTGGTTGCGAGCCATGGTCAGGTCTCCTCTCAGGCCGCGACGGGCGCGTTGGAAATGCCGCGCAGGCGGGTTGCCGCGCGGCCGTGCTCGATGCAGAGCCCGGCGTACCACTCGACGCGCGTGCGGCTGGCCGGCGTCGACTCCATCTCGCCCAGGTCGCGCACCTGCATGGGACCGGACTGAATGCCCGAAACGAGCCCGTCGCCCATGCCGACCACGTAGATCGAGGTGGCCGTCGCCGTGCCGCCGCCGGCGCCGACCTCGTCGAACGCGATCGGCTCGGTGCCGCTGTTGTCCGAGTACGGCACGAGCAGGGGCAGGCCGGCGTAGAACGCGATCTGCCGACCGAAGGCATCGACCTCATAAGTGATGAACCCGCCGATGCCGGTGTTGCGGGCGGCGGCCGTGAGGCGGCGCCGCATGGCCTTTGACAGGATGATATGCGTCGGGTTCGTCGTCGCGTCGATGGCCTCGTCGAGCTTCGTGAGGCTCAGCGGGTCGCCACCGTTCGTCGAGCCGTTCTCGATGAGCTGCGCGCCGGTGATGCGCTTCTGCAGCCCATCGAACTCGCGCGGGTTCGTCTCGCTGTCGCCCTTGATGATCGTGGTCGTCAGCGCGGCCGCGAGCGCCTTGACCTTCAGCTCCTCGTGCGCGGCGCGTACGCCCTCACCCTGTGTCGCGATGAGGAACTGGTCGACGTCGAGATCGCCGCCACAGATGCGCAGGGACTCGGTCAGCGGGTTGATGATGCCCGCGCTCGAGGCGTACGCCTCGTTGACGCCGCGGAACGCGACGCCGGGCAGCTGCCCTTCGCGGTTGTAGGAGTAGGCGTTGCCCTGGATGGTCTTGAACGGCAGCATCTGCAGGATGTCCGACGCCTGGGCGAACATCGCGATGACAGCGGCCCGCAGCGTCTCGCCGCGGTTCGCGGCCAGCTTCGCAGCTTCGACGAGCGTGAGTGCGCTCATAGGGGTCCTCGTCGGTGAGAGCGGTACCCGTCGGGACCCACTGGCGCGTCTGCGCGGCGGCCGACCGGGGATTCGGGGAACACGGTCCTGACTCGCCGAATCCCTCGGCGCCTACCTGCCGGAGTCACTCCGGCCCCACAAGGCGCGCGCACCGAGACCGCGTGCGCGCGGTCCGTCGATTACGCGGCCTTCCCCTGCGCCCGCACGGCCGACAGGGCGGCCGCGGGGTTCTTGATGACGTCGTCGGCGCTGAAGACACCCAACGGCTGCCCGCTTCCGGTGCGCGCGTCGGAGCCGGCGGCCTTGGTCCCTTCGTAGAACTCGGGCGTCTCCTTCTTCAGCGTCTCGCCGACGAACGTCTCGAGCTTGCTGCCGGGCTGCCCCTTCACGATGGGCGCCTCGCCGTCATCGGTCAGGTCGAACCGGTCCCGGTTGAGCTTCCACCAGGACTCGACGCGATCGGCGCGGACGCCCTGCTTGAGGGCAATCGCCTTGACGCGCTGGTCGAGCTTGAGCGCGCGGTTCTCCTCGAGGGCCGTCTTGCCCTTGACGAGGTCCGGCTCAAGCTCCTTGAGCACGTCGGCGCGCACCTCCTCCCGGATCTTCGCGAGTTGCTCCGCCGACAGGCCGGCGTCCGCGGCCTTCTTCTCGGTCTGCAGTCGCTTGAGATCATCGGCGGCCTTCTTCGCGAGGCGCTCGGCGGCTTCGCGCTTCTCGCGTTCGCTCTGCAGCGCGGTGCTCAGGCCGGACGTGTCCGGGTCCTCGAGCAGCGCGAACTCGCCGTTCTTCAGCTCGAGCGCGTCACCCCGGTGTGCCTCCGGGATCTCGTCAATGGTCGCGTACTTCTTGATCGGCATAGGGGTCGGGGCAGGAGGGATGTCCTGCCCGTAGGGTAGGCATCGCATCGCACGCGCGAGTGCGCACCTGTGGCCGATCCGGCAACACCTACCACACGTCGGTGGGCTCGTCTGATGGTGCGAAGCCGTTCGCCTGGATGTAGGCGATGGTGAGCGCGGTGGCCGTGCGCTCGTCGTGCCGGGCGCGGGTGAGGCCGTACCAGAAGGCCGAGTACACCGCCGCCGCGCGCATGGCCGCCGCGACGGTCGCGGCGACGTCCTCGCCGTGCGGGTCAATCGCCGGCGTCATGGGGCGGATCGCTGGGCGACGGATTGGGACCGTCGACGCGCCGGCGCCACGCGGCGCGGGCCTGCGCGTTGCGGGCGCGCAGGCGCTCGCGGAGTTCGAGGAAGTCGTCCTTGGGTGGCGGCGAGGGGGAATCGGGCACGGACTGGGCGCAGCACAGCATCTCTCTCGGCTCCATGTTGGCGATGCTGCAACGTACGCACCGGTGGCGACGGACGGCACGTGCAAATTGCCGGGACGTGCGGACTCAGCCGTTGCGCGACTCGAACACGACGGCGAGGCATCGGCAGTTGTACTCGCTCTCGCCCGGCGTCATCTGCGGCCCGATGCCGGGCACGTTGAACGGCTCGTCGAACCGCACCACAACACCGTTCATCGCCTGATGCGCCGGCCGCTCGCGCCCGTCAAGCGTGGTCACCCACCGCCGCCGCAGACGATCGCGGTCCACCACGCCGAGTCGCACCGCGTCCTCCCACGCGAGCCGCTGCCCGGCCTTCAGGCTGTCGAGCGCAGTGGTGCGCGCGGCCGTCTCCGCGTTGAGCGCGATCCGTCGCTGCGTGTATCGCTCGACCATCTGGTCGATCTGCGCCGGGGTCAGGTCCCCGCGGCGGATTCGCGCGTCAAAACGCCGGTCGCGCCGCGCGTAGGTCAGCGCTTTGGAGGCATCGCCCGTCTCAAGGGCGGTGCGGAAGTTCTGCACCTCGCGGCGCTGTGAGGGCCCAAGCCCGACGACTCCGCGGACGCGCCTGGCGACGGTGCGCGGGTTGACGCCGTCGCGGAGGCCGTCCTCGACGAACGCGCGCACCACCTCGCGCACGTCGTTGACCTGGCTCGCGACGTGCTTGATCTGCAGCGCACGAACGGCCTCGGTGACTCGGGGGTCGAGGACATTGAAGCCGACTGTGGCCGTCCCAGTGGACAAAACCCGCCGCGCGGCCGGTGGCAGCTGCCGCGTCGCAAGCGCCGCGCCTTCCGCCGCCGCCCGCTGCAGCTCCGCCTCGACCGCTCGGAACGCCCGTTCCAGTACGTCGGGCGTCAGGATCCGTCGCACCATCGCGTCGGCGTTGCCGGTCGTGGCGAGCAGCCGCTCCACTTCGCTGGGCGCCAGCGCGGCGCGAACGAGTTCCCAAGCACGCAAGTACGCGCGCTGCAGGTCCGGGCGGACGCTCGCGGCCACGCGCCGGAAGGCCGCGTAGAGCCGACGCTCGCTCGGGGTCACGAGGCGCCGCCGCTCATGCGGCCTGCCTCATGCGTCGTCGTCGTCACGCGCGCCGTCGAGCGCGCGCCGCTCCGCCGCCGCATCGGCGATCGCCGCTTGGTTCGCCATGATCTCGGCTTCGAGGTCCTCGAGATCTTGGTCGGGCGCAATGAGCCCGCCCTGCTGCATCTGCGCCAGCAGCAGTCGCACCGGGAGCCCCGCGTCGACGATGGCCCGCACCCACGCCTGCAGGAGCGCCGGCGGCATGCCGGTCCGCTCGTAGTCCCGGGAGATCTCGAGGACCGGTGCCTCGGCTTGCGGGATGCCGCGGTACCACGCATCGAGCTCGGCCGCGAGGTTGAGGGCGTCCTCGATGCCCTGCGCGGCGGAGGCGAGCGTGGCGTTCTCCGCCGTCGCGTCGAGGCGCTTCGCCTCGGCGGTCTCCGCGGCGCGGGTGTCCGTCTGCAAGAAGCTGAGCCCCAGCTGCGCCATCTCCTCGAGCTTCTCGCGCTTGCCGCGCTCCAGTTGCGCCAGCCCGCCGCCCTTCGGGGACTCCCACGTCACGGAGCTGCCCTGCGTGACGTGCACGCCGACGAGCGGCCCGATCTTGAGGCGCGGCGCCTGTCCGAGGTCGGTCTGTACGAGATCACCGGCAATGACGAGCTGCTCGAACCCGCACACCTGCCGATTGAAGGTCAGGTCCGACGCCAGCCGCCAGTGCCCGAGGTTCGCCTGGGCGACGCCGAGCAGCGGCACCGAGGCGGTGCACGGCGCGTCCGTGCGGCCGGCGTAGGCGATGGCCACGGGCAGCCGCGACGCGATCTCGCCGGCGCGGTTCCGGAAGACGCCGGCGCCGACCGCGCGATAGGACGCCGCGTCGGACACATCGTCGTCGGGTCGCCGCTCGAAGAGCTCCCATGTCGCGGCCCATCCGCCCTGCTCAACCGGCAGGAGCCGCAGCACGCGGTACCGATCGACGTGCGCGACGCCGAAGGGGCCGTCATCGATGGTCGCCGATTCGGCCAGCACCAGCAGGGTCAGGCGCTGCTCGTTCTCGACCGAGGCCACGCGCCAGTTGATCAGCGCGTCGCGGCCGAACATTGCCCAGCGCGGCCGCAACGCGAAACGCTGCTCAATCTCGGCAGTGACGCGCACCGGCTGCCCATTCGTGTCCACCGGCGGTCCGGGGTGGTCGACCAGCAGGAGCGCCAGCCCATCGCGCAAGGCGACGTCGGCGAAGCGCTTCGCGAAGACCGTCCACTTCGTGCCAGCGGCGTCGATGCTGTTCCAGTCGGCTTGCATCGCGGCCTGCGCGCCGTTCCACGTGATCGCGGGAGGCTTCGCGAACAGCATGCCCACCCCAGCGCTGAGGGTGCGCTCGAGGCCCCCGAAGACGGGTTCGCAGGTGCGGCGCAGCGCGTAGGTCTCCGGGTGCTCGTCGCGCCACTTCCGGATGTACTCGGTCGCATGCGCGTGCATCACGCGCGTCCCGCCGAGCAGGCGGTGCACCAGCAGCAGGTCCTCGGCCACCTCGCGCGCCTCGCGGCGCACGTAGCTGGGCAGGGTCGGGTTGGTCGTCAGAGCAGGCATCGGCAGGGCGACGGTGGTGGCGGATCGGCGACGTGGAGCGGCAGGGCTACGCGCTGAGCGATGTCATGCTCACACCAGTGCGCGCCGCGAGCAAGCGGTATCGAGTCTCGTCGGCCGCGTGATCCTCGGCGCGCGTCTCGACGTCATCGGGCTTCTTCGGGTCGCGCGGCAGCACGGGCACAGTGCGAATCCAGTCGAGGCAGCTGTCGAACACGTACAGCCCCGGCTCCTCAAGCGGCGCCCTGCGCGCGGCGGTCAGCCGCTCGCGCAGCTTCTCCCAGCCGGCGCGACGGCTGCCGGGGCTCTTGTCGGCAGGCAGCCAGCGGACGCCACGGCGCGCCATGTCGGCCGCGATCGACATCCCGTTCTCGACGTCGAAGATCGACGAGTCGGCCGCGCCAGGGCGCACACGCCACCCGTACGCCTGCAGCCACTGCGCTTCGCGGGTCCGGATACCGTCGGCAATGTCGACCGCGAGGAGCTTGAGTCCGACGTTCGGCTCGCCCGACTTCATGCCGTACCACTCGGCGATACGGAACAGCGAGCCGCGGGCGAAGTGCCGGCGCGTCCCATCAGCGAGGATTGCTGGCGAGCCGTCGCTCTCTGCCCACCAGCCGACGGAGAACGGCTTCGAGCTGCCCCAGTCGAAGGTCCGGTCGATCGTCCAGGTCAGCGGGATGCGGAAGGGCGCGACGACGTGCACGGCGCGATCCCACACGTCGTCGAGCATGCCGCCCGAGACGATATCCCAGTCGCCGCTGCGCATCGCGCGCACCAGCGCCGGGTCGCCGAGGCCCTCGAGCCGATCCGCGTAGTCGGGATCGTTCGCCAGCATCGTCGGGTTATCCTCGAGCAACGACCGGATGAACTGGCGCCGCATGCCGCCGTCTTTTCGCGGCGCTTGGCGTATCTCTCCCTCTGGCGCGAAGTCCACGAAATCGGCCTTCACCCAGTTGTGTCCCACGCCCCCCGGGTTCGCGCTGCACAGGATCCGCGGGAACAGGCCGTGCCGCCACGACGGGACGGCGAGTCCACCGAGGCGCACGCGCCCGCGGAGGTAGCGATACATGCCGGCCGTCCACTGGGTGAGTTCGTCGATGAGCAGCACGTGGATCTCCGACCCTTGGTACCCGAGCACGTCCTTCTCGTGCTGCGCGTGGCACAGGTGGATCACCGAGCCGTTCGCGAACCGGATCTGGTTCTTGTGCCAGACAATGCGGGCACGCCCGGCGTCCAAGTCGCGTGCCAGAAGCACCGGGAACGCCGACGGGCCCTCCATGTGGTTCTTGAAGAGGTCCGGGAATTCGCGACGGAACAGGTAGACCTGCAGGCCTGGCACCCATCGGCACCACTGGATGGCCGCGAGGCGCATGAGGTGGCTCTTCCCGCCACCGGCGGCGCCGCCGTACAGCAGCTCGGTGGCCTCCGACTCGAACGCCTCCCGCTGCTTGGGGTGCAGGTCCGACGGCGTCTGGCGCTCGTGCAGCACGCGCACGATCTGCTCGAGCGCGGCCCGGCCACGCGCCGGATCTCGGGCTAGGTCGGCGAGCGCCTCAGCCGCGATCATCGCGTCGGGAGAAGAGCGGCGGCCAGCGCGGACGCCGCGGCGGCCAGCTCCTCAGGGGACGCATGCGCGACGTCCACGCCCGCGACCTCGAGGGGGCCGCCGTCCTTGCCGGTCAGCTCCACGCGCTCGGGTGGGTAGTATCGGAGCCGCTTCGCGGCCTTCTCGAGCGCCGCGTTCTTGTCCCAGAGCCGGTACTCGATCGACCGCTCGGTGGTCGTGTTTCCCGCCTTGTCGGTGAAGCTGCGGATCTTGTGCTTGACGCTGGATACCGCGCGCCACGCGTCGTCCGGCGCGCCCGGTGCCAGAGTCAGCGTGCCGGAGTCGTCTACACAGAAGTGGCGCACATCGGATCGGGAGAGCACACGGATCTCCGCGGCGACTTCTTCCTCGCGCATCTCCGTGGTCGTTCGCTGCGCCGCGAGCGCAATGGCCAGCGCCTCCGCAACCCTACTTTGCCCTACCAAGCGAGGCCCGAGTTTGTCGGCGTTGCGCGCCGAGTACCCCGCCCGAATCGCCGCCTGTGTGGCGTTCAGGTCGACGAGGTACTCCTCGACAAACCGCTGCTGCTTCGGGGTGAGAGGTCGGGTGCTCACCCGTGCATCATGCCTCGGCATGATGGGCACCGGTGGCATGGGGTGTTGCCGATGCTGCAACACGCGCAAGCCGCCAGCGGGCGGGGCCGCTGCTGTTCGCTGGCGTCGCGCACTCGACCAGTCCGTTGAGAGCCAGCTCTCGCAGGACGCGCGCGGTCCGCGGGACGGCGAAGGCCAAGGCGGCGGCGAGGGCCACGGTGTCGTCTTCCTCGCGTTCCTGCAGCAGGTCGAGCAGGCGCGCCGCTGGCGAGAGCGCCAACCGTCGACGCACAGCCTTCGGCGCGCGCGCCCATGCGAGCGTGAAGCACCGGAACCGGTCCGGCGTCGGCGGATGCTCGAGCAGGTATCCGCGCTGCACCAGCAGGGTTAGTGATCGGGAGATCGCCGAGCGGCTGAGGCCGGTCGCTAGCTCGACGACAAGCAGCCGGGCCGGCCGAACCTCAGCGAAGTCGAGGTGCTTTCGGCACCACCGGTACACCTTCAGGAGCCGAGGCGTGACGCTCATGTCGGACTCGAAATCGTCGTAGGCGGGAAAGTTCATGCGCACGCTCCGGTTGCAGGTGCCGACGTGGCCCCCTCTCTCGGCCCGCGCTGCCAGCAGAGATCCACCCAGCTGCGGCAAAGGTCGAGCGCGGCGCCGTGGAGCAGGGATGACCCGCGCTGCAGGAGGCGGAGCAGGGCGGCCCATTGGTGGACGTCCTCGATGACGGTGGCAAGGGCGCCAGCCTCGAGCTCGTCGAGGAGCCACCGATGCTGTGCGATGGTGAGCTTGCCGCCAGGGCGCTTCACCTCGACCCAGACGCGCAGGCCGCGTCCGCGGTGGACGTAGCGCCGGTCCGGCAGCCCTTCGGTGATCATCGTCGCGCGGCGCTGCTCGTAGCGTTCCACGACCCAGCCCAGCTGGGCGGCGAGTTGGTCGAGCTGCGTGGCGACGGCGGACTCCGTGAGGCGAGGCCTCTTCATCGGTCGCTCCTCGTGCTGCCAGCAGTGCGCCAGCGACGGTGACCGATAGGACCGATATATCGGTACTTTCCGAAACTCTCTCTTGTGCGCGCGCGCATGCGCACACGGAACACTTCTGTGCAATTATCGGCACTATCGGTCATATCGGTCACCTCACATAGGAGAATATCACAAACATGTCCTGCTACAATCGGTCACCTATCGGTACTATCGGGCCTTACCACTAGGAGTGAAACCAAGCGTCGTCCCGGTCGGCGTTGGCTTCAGGGGAGAGCAGTAACCGCAACCCAGTACGCATCTTACGGCTATTCGTGGCTCGGACATTGAACCCGCGCTCGCCCATCCGGCGCCCGAACATCTGCGCCGTGATCACGTGCTCGCCGTTCTCCTTGGCCCACTTCTCGTAGGCCCTGTAGAGCTCTCCGGCGAGGACTTCGAATGCCCCGACCTCGCACCGATCGGCCAAGAATGCGCCGATGGTGTCGCTTTCCTCGCGGTACGCGTTGGTGGCGGCGAGGACGCGCTCGGGGGCGCTGAGGCCCCGCTCGAGCCACTGGGTGCAGCCCGCCACGGCCCAGGCGAGGATGCCGGGCAGCTCCTGCTTCAGCTTTGCCGGGAGCTGGTCGTCTCGCTGGTCGGGCTTGATGGTCACCTCAAACGGGATGAGCCGGACGCGCCGCCAGATGGCGTAGTCGGTGCCGCGGATGACGGGCTTGTGGTTGGCAGCGAGCCAGAGCTTGAACTGGGGCCTGAACTCAAAATCTTCAGAGTACAGGTACCGCGCGGTCATGATGTCGCCGCCGGTGAGGGACTTGATGAGCCCCTCGTTGAGCCGCTTGTTCTCACCGACCTCGGAGCTCCGCACGAGCCGTGAGCCGGCCAGGCGGGCGACGTCGTTGCGTGGGCCGGCGTCGGTGCGCCGCTCGAGGAACGTGGTGAAGTCGGACTGCTGTCCGTACTCGCCGGCAAGCATGCCGAAGACGTCGAGCAGCGTGGACTTGCCGTTCGCGCCGGTGCCGTGGCACAGGTGGAGGACTTGCTCGCGGGTGTCGCCGGTCAGCGAATAGCCCACGGCGCGCTGGACGTACTCGATGAGGGTGGCGTCGCCGGCAAAAATGGTGTCGAGCGTCCGGAGCCACGTTGGGCACTCGGCGGCCGGATCGAAGTCCACATCGACGAGCTTCGTGGACAAGTCGCCCCGCGCGTGCGGCCCCAGCGTGCCGGTCTGCAGGTTGAGCGTCCCGTTGCGCACCGTCAGGAGCATCGGCCGCTGGTCGAGCGCATCGTGCGGGATGGCGATGCCGTGCTCGGAGCGGGCGAGCCGGATCATGGCGTCGATCCGGCCGACGGCTTCGGAGCGCACGGCGTGCTGGGCGAGTGCCTTGCGGTCATCGCCGGTGAGGGTGTCGGCCTCCTCGAACATGCGGCGCACGACGCCTTTCGCGCGCCGCTCGACCTCCCCGGTCTCGTCACGCGCCCAGCGCCGGCCGTCCCAGACCAGCCACACTTTCCACCGGGGGATCCATCGGAGATCGCGCCCATGCAGGGCCACCAGGCGCTCCCCGTTGCCGACGTCGGTGAACGGGTACGCGGCCATGGGCAGCGCGGGGATCAGGCTACTCATGCGGCGGCATCTTGCGGAGAGAGCGATTCGGTCCGCGCGCGCAGGGCGCGCTCCGCGGCAGTGAGCCGGCGGGGCGCGTCCTGGTGCAGCGGCGGGTAGGATTCGGTCGGGCCGGCCGCGGGGAGCCCGCGGGCCTGCTGGGCAAAGCCGTGCGCGAGCCGGATCGCTTCGGCGTGCTGGGCGAGGAGCAGCTCCACGCGGGCGGTCCGGCGCTCGGCCCGGGCCTCGAGCGCGCGCCGCTCCTGCGGTTCGGCGGCGCGATGCTCGAACGCCTCGGCGCGGAGCTGCCGCGTGGCTTCTTCGAGATACCAGGTGACACCGTCGCGCAGTCGGCCGGGGGCGTCTGGCGTCGCGAGCAGCGCGAGGATGTGGTCACGCGTGAGCACCGGCTCGTGGTCGAGCGCATGCTGGGCGTGGTCGATCCATTGGGCGAGCGGCGCCGTCATGCGGCCCGCCGCATCGGGACGTCCGGAACCGCCACGGGTCGTCGGCCCTGCCGCTCGCACCACAGGCAGCTGCGGGTGCCACTGGCCCAGGGCGCATCGTCGCACCACCGGCACCACGTGGCACGCGTGAGCGGTCCGAGCCGCCCGCGCAACCGCTTCGCGTCGAGGCGAAGGGCGATCGGCCACGCGGCGAGCCGGCCGAGGTCGGCCCAGCGCAGGCCGGGCTCCTCACGCCTGAGCGCATCGACGAGCGCGAGCACCTGCCACCCGACGCAGTCGGTCCGCTCGGTCGCGTACTCGCCGACCAGCCAGCGCACGGCACGGATGGTCGAGGCGCGCACGAGTCCCAGCGAGCGCGTCTCCCACCCGCCGGGCACGCGCATGGGGTGCATGTTGGGGACGTAGGGGGGCAGGTAGACGCGCTCGAGGCGCGCGGCGAGCCGTTCGGTGTCCCGGAGCCGCTGCTCGACGGTGACGCGCCAGTATCCGTCCCGGTCGTCGAGTGCGAGCGGCGTCTCCTGCCTGCTGATGCGGAGGACCGGGCTCACGCGGCCGCTCCTTTCCGGAGGTTGCAGCCGGCGCAGAGCACCCGGAGGTTGTCGGCCGCGTTGCTGCCGCCGCGCGCGACGGGCACGACGTGGTCGATGTGCACGGCGCGGCGGTCGGTTTCCTGCTGACCGCACTGAGCGCACACGTACGCGTCGGCCTCGAGGTCGTACGCGTCGTCGAGGACCAGCTGCTGCACCGCGCGCGGGATCGCCTGGCGCGTCGGAATGGTGCCGTGGAGGGCGCGCAGTTCGCGCGCGGCGTACTCGGCGGCGTGGGCGTGCTCATGGACGACCTCGCGCGGCACGGTGGCGTTCCGGCCCGTGCCCGCGGCGATCGCGCGCAGCCCCTTCGCCAGCCGCTCAAGGCGCCCGAGCACGCGGGGCACGATGTCGTGAATGGGCTCCGGATCGGTCACCGCGGCGCGCCTCCTGGTCGGACCGCGTCTCGCCGGGCATCGCTCGTCGGCAGCATGTGCTGTGTCGCCCCGAACGCCTCGGACGCGCTCATGCCGCACCTCGCGCCGCGCGCCGCCACCACTTGCCGCGGTGGTCGGCGTACTGCACCGACTCGGCCACGCCGTCGCGCTTGAGGGCGCGCAGCGCGAACGCGATGTCGCCGCTTGAGACGGGCGAGAGTTCGTGCTGCCGAACGTGCGCGGCGATCACGCCCTCGGGCTGCCACTCATGCGTCAACGCTTCCATCGCGAGCATGGTAATCCTAGTCTGGCGCGGGTGCGTCATGCGGCGCCCTCCGCAATGCCCAACGCCGCGAGGAGGTCGCGACGGAGCGGGTGCGCGGGATCGTCGGCCGCGTTCATAACGTTTGACACCGCGCGTGTTTCATTCTTCTCCATGCTGCGGTCAATCATTGCTTCAACTGCATGCATCGCAGCGGCTGACCATTCGGTGGTACCCCACACCTCATTCGCCACAGCGCAAAGCGGGCACTCGTCATACTCGGAGCGGATTCGTCCCAACGTGGTGACGCGCCACGTGCGCTGCGGGATCGCGCACAGCATGAGGAGTGATTCGGTCGTGATGGTGTCGTCAGGCGCCTCGGCGATGCTGTCCAGCATCAACCGCGTCCACGTCCCCGCAGGGCACCGCCCGGAGGTGTGCGTGAGTGGCACGAGTTGCATGCTGCGTGCGGCGCCGTCTCGGGTGAGTTGGCGGGTCATGGTGTTCTCTCCGTGGTGATGTCGTTCAGGCGATCCCGCAGCCGCGCCACCTCGGCGCGGCTGCGGTCATGTGTCGCCTGTGCGTCCATGGCAAGATCCAAGACATCTCGGTCGCGCTGCGCATCGGCGACCATCTTGGCAATGGCCTTGCCGAGGCGCGAGGTGCCGGGACGACGTGCGCCCCAGTCCGCGACCAGATCGGCGCAGTCGTCGCAGCACTGGCGCACGATCTGCGCCAGTTCTCTACGTTCGTCACGCCCACGGCACGCGGGACGTCCGATTTTCTCCTGCACCACGTCAGCCGGATCGCAACCGGCGTTCGTGATAACATGGAGCAAGTAGCTCCGCCCGACGGGGTCGGCGGAGAGGAAAACGTTGATGGCCGCGTCACCGTCGGCCTCTCCGAGGTGAATCGCGCGATCCACCTTGAACGACTCAGCGCGGCGCGCACGCGCCTCGGCTGCGATGGACCTGTGGGCAACATTCTCGCGAGCGGCCTGCAGGGCAGCGGTGAGCGCGTCGCGTTCGGCGGTGAGCGCGTCGAGGTGCGCCAGCAGCTCCCGGCGCATGGGCGCGTCTGGCGCGTCGGGGAACCGCTCCGTGAACTTGCGGAACACCGCGACCGCTTCTGGGTCACGCATCGTCCACCTCCGTCACCGGCTGCTCGAGGCCCGCGTAGAGCGGGGTGATGGTGGTGGAGTTCCACACAGCGCCACTCCGGTCCTGCCATACGTTTGCGCAATCATCCATCCACCGCACCGGCCCGACACTCGCCAACGGCACGGTCGTCGCGCCCTGCGATGTCCACGCTCTGCGCCTCGGGCTGCGCCGCGAGCTGCGCTTCCAGTTCTGCGATCCTGGCGCGCAGGCGATCGTTCGCCTGCTGCACCTGCCGCGTATGGGCTTCACCCACCAGCGGCCTTGTTTCTTCGCGTGCCGCCGCCACACCGGCTTCGTAGCCGAGGACAAACGCGGCCGCGAACTCCGCGTCGTGCGCGAGTTCGTGCCGCCGGACGGCGGCGACGGTCTCCCGCGCGATGTCGATGAGCGCGCGGTCCTTGACGACAGGAGCCGACTTCGCTGTCTGATGCTCAGCCACGCTGCACCTCCTCAAGCGCTCGCTGGGCTCGCTTGGCCGCGCGCTGGCGGCGGCGCGTCGGCGTGTCGTGGCGTGCCCACGCGATGCGGGCGACGATGATGGCAAGGGCGGCGAGGAACACCGCGCCCGGCGTGCTCAAACTCATGGCTGCGCCTCGAAACGGGTTCATGGTGAGTCGCGCGTCGGCGTCATGTCCGTTCATGGGGCCCTCAACGGGTTGTCGGACAGCGCGGCGGCCGGCAGCTCTCGAACCGGCACGCAGGATGGCAGGCCGCTCCAAACCGCGCGGTGATGCGCGCGGAGAGCGACCACGACCAGGCCGAACGTGAGCACGAGGGCGCCCAGCTCGACGGCGTAGTTCAGGAGGGGCGCACGCGCGACGCGGTGGGCGAGGCTCATGCGGTCCCCACCGCGCTGAGCGCGACGCGAGCCTTCACGCGACGCCGTCGTACGCTCTCGGGGACGCAGGCATCGCAGCGGACGGGAGGACGGCCCGGCGGCTCCCACGCGATCGCGGCACCGCACCCGCGGCACGAGGGCGACGGGCGCACGGGCCGCAGCTCGTAGTACCGTGCAAGCGCCTGGGCGCGCTTCTTCGCGGCCTGCTCCGGGTCGCGATTGCGTCGCGTGTAGCCCTCGACGTACGCGGGCGTGCGCTTGAGGTGATAACGTCGCCGGGCGCGCTTGATTTTCTCCGGGTTCGCCTCGCGATACGCTTTCGCCTTCGCTCTTTCTGCCTCGAGCCGCGCCGGGTCAGCCTTCACGCGCGCCCATCGCGCGCGATCGTTGCGTCGCTTACTGGCCTTCCGCTGTGGATCGTCCCGGTAGCGCCCCGAGTGCTGGCGCTGCCGCTCGCGGCGACACGTCGGACACCAGAGCGCCCGCCCGTGCACGCGCGCGGGGCAGTCCCGGCAGAACCCAGCGTCCCGCCGCGCGCACGTCGCGCAGAACTCGGAGACGCGGCCGATCGCGTCGCTGAGGAGCACGACTCGCTCCCCGCACTCCCGACGGGCGCCGTACAACCGGCGGGTGCAGCGCGGGGCCGTCACGGCTGCCCCCCACGCGCCGAGGGCCACCGATACATCACGCGGGGGCGGCCGGCCACCGTCTGCACCTCGCGGACCATGAGGCCACGCGCGGCGGCGGACTCCAGTCGCTGCCGCCACCTCATGACGGTGCGGCCGTCGCGCGGTCCCGTCGCGTCGTGCGCCATCGCGACCTCGGCCGCGCTCCACGGCCGGGCGGTCTCAGCAAGCAGGGCGACGATCGCCGCATCGGCCTCGGCCTGGCGCCGCAGCGCGTTCGGCGTCGTGCGGCTCATGCTCCCCCCCCGATCCGCAGCTCGCGCGCGGCCGCTTCGACGAGGTGCCAGTGGCGATCGTGCCCGACCACGTCTGGGTGCGTGCGCGCGCGAGCCCTACGATATGCCTCGCGTAGCAGGTCGAGCTCCGCGTCCTGCGCGATGTTTATCTGGCTGTGGGCGGCGAGAATCTCGATCGCTGCCGAGCGCCCCATCGTCAGCGTCGTCGTCGACGCCGGCAACGCCTTGAACCCGCGGAACTGCTGGGCATCCTGCACGGCGCCGTACCGCTCGACCGAGCGCAGCGCCTCGAGCGTGAGCAGGATCGCGCGCACGTTGTGATGCCAGACCTGGTGCGAGTCCGCGGCGAACCGCAGCGCGCCCTGCGTCGGGTGCGTAAAGTACAGCACGACCCCTGGCGAACCCGGCCGGGCGGAGGAGCGGAGCGAACCGTCCTGACGAACGTCGCGCTCCGTCACGTCAACCTCGAGGAAGGCGTCGCGGCCACTGTGCCGCGCGATCTCCGCCTCCAGCTCCTGCAGCGTCGCAGCAGCACTGACCGTGAAGGTCCTGCTCGACCGCCGTCGCGAGGCTGGAGTCGCGGCGCCGGGCCACGCCGACAGCGGGCGCACGATAACGGGGATGGAGGAGAGGCGGGTCACCGCACCACCTCGGTGAGCTGCACCTCGACGGCGCGAGCGGGCCCCATGCGCTCGTGGGCGACGTCGGCTGTGACGAGGACGCTCATCGCCACGTCCTCGCCGGCCGCGCGAGCGCTGCAAGCGCGAACGTCACCAGGATCGCCAAGGGCAGCCGGGGACGTCGCGGGCACTCGGCGATGGAATGCGGTCCGAGGCACCAGCCGCACACCACCGCACGCGGACACCGCGCGGATAGACCCGCGCGCGCGTTCGGGTGCGCTTCGGGGGCGCGCGACGTACCACGGGGGCGGCTCAGGTCCGACCGTTCCCTCTGCGAACGCGGCGCGTCGTCGTCGCCCGTGGTCCTTTTAATCCGTAGGTCGTGGGTTCGAGTCCCACCCGGGTCATGGACATGGAATGGATACACCTTATCCCTCACTGGTCAGGGTCTTGGCGAGCCCGTCGGCCACCGCCGACTTGCCCACCTGCTTCGTGTAGCGGCGCGTCGTCGCCGCATTCGTGTGCCGCAGGCTGACCTGCACCAGCGCCTCGGGCACGCCGGCCTCGACGGCCCATTGCCCGTGGCAGTGCCGCAGGTCGTGCAGCCGGATCAGCGGCGAAAGCGCCGCGGCCTTGCACGCCGCCTTGAAGTGCAGCCGCAGCCACTTGTACTGCACCGGCGCGGGCACGCCGGCCTCCACCCAGTGCCACATGCTCGGGGCGACGCGGACCTGCGCCCGGCTCCCGCGCGTCTTGGTGCCCGGCACCTTCACGGCATGCAGCGAGGGCACGAGGTGTGTCACATCGCACGCCAGGTACTCGCCAACCCGCATCCCCGTGAGCAGCAGGGTCCACAGCGCCGGCCGGATGTCCTGGCGCGCATGCTCAACGAGCCGCCGGAACTCCGCCGGCGTCAGCTCCGGCACGCGCTCTTCTTCCGCCTCGGTGGGGATCGCCGCCATCACCTCGTGCCGGAACGCGTGCTGTTTGCTCCCCAAGTGCAGCGTCAGGAACCGTGAGAGCATGCGCCGCAGGTGCATCCAGTCGGAGGCCGACCCGTGCCAGTCCCGCCGCAACGCTGCCCAGTCGATCCGCGCGAGATCCCGCACCCGCGCTGCCGCGGCCTTCGGGTAGACCCGCTCCAGCTTCTCGAGCGTGACCTCGTACCGCCGCCGCGTGGCCTCGACCCGGCCCATGCGAGGCAGCGTGTCACGCACCGCCTGAAGCAGCGGTGCGGAGGTCGCCACCTGGGCCGCCAGCCCCGCGCCGGCGAGGCCGTGCTCGCGCGCGTGAGCGTCGAGCAGCTCGATCGACAGCCGCCCGGCCGCGAGCAACCGCAGCGTCTCGACCTGCGCATCGGCCACCAGCGCGTCCACGATCCCTTCCCGTCGCGCGAACACGCGGCGGTTCAGAGTGTGCGCATTGATCTGGACGAGGCCGAGGCCGAGCCGGTGCAGCTGGCGACGGATGCGGAGATTGCGCGGCATTACGCGGCCTTCCCCCGCCGGGACTCGATCCACTGCTCCACATCCCGCGCGTAGTAGCGCACCACGCCGCGGGCAAGGTCCACCCGGGGCCGCACGTGCTTGAGCACCCAGCGCACCGAGACCGCCCCGTCGAAGTAGTCGCGCACCACGTCTTCCGGCTTGATCAGCTTCCCGCGCTCCTGCATCACGCGACCCTCCGGGCGTTGATTCGTCGCCAGTGACTGCGGCTGTAGCCTGGAAAGCGCTTGGCCTCGGCCCGGCGGGTCACGCCGAGCCTGTCCAGAGCGTGCCGGATCTCCTGCTCCGAGACCGACCGCCGCGCGTGCGTGTGCACGTAGCGCACGAGGACGTCCTCTTCCTGCCACTCGGTCGACAGCGCATCGACGAGCAGCTGTTCCGCCTCGCTCATGCCGCCACCGCCAGCGGTGGGAGGTCGGCATCCATCGCGCCCGCGCGCACGTCGCGCACCACCCGACTCACGCCGGCGTGCACGTTGAGCTCGACGCGGATGAGGTGATCGAGCGCGTCGCGCACGGAGGCGTCGTGCGTGATGATCATGATCTGCACGAACCGGTCACTGAGGCGGCGCAGCATCGCGAGCACGTTCGCGCGGCGCTGCTCGTCGAGCGCGGCGGTCACCTCGTCGAGGATGAGCAGCGCGAAGGGGGCGCCCGACCGCTCCGCAATCATCTGCGAGATGGCGAGCCGCAGGACGAGGTTACAGAGATCCTCCTCGCCGCCGGAGATGACGGGCTTCGGGAGCCCGTCCTCCACGAGCGTGAGCTGGTAGTCCTCGCCGAACTCGGCGTGCGTGTAGCGGCCATCGGTGAGCACCTCGAGCAGCCCGCTCGCCAGGTCGGCGAGTTCGGGACGGAGCGCGGCGTTCAGGTCCGCCCGGAGCTCTCCTATGGCGCGATCCAGCTCCTCAAGCACGAGGCGCTCGCGATCGACGGCCACCAGCCGCTCCCGCGCTTGGGCGGTCTCGTCGATGCGGCGGCGCGCGGCGGC